AAGATTAAAAATAATATAGAATATGCCTGATAAAGAATTTAAACTTAAGTACAAAATAAGAAATAAAGCAGCGAAAGTTCTAAAGCGAGTAATTGCTGAAGATGGATTAATAGACACGGGTACGCTTTACGATTCTGTACGTATTAACGCTAAATTCACAACGGAAGGCAATCTAAGAATAGAAATACTTGCGGCTTATTATTTTGGGTTCTTAAATAACGGCACAATATCAATAGAACCTTACGACCTTGTTAGGTCATTCAATTTACGATTAGAATCCGAAGGTATTATTTCAGAAATGTATGCGCAATACATCGAATGGCTTTCGGGTAAATATCCATTAGTACAAGTTGCGGGAATGCTACGTAAAAAGCAAAACGTAATCTACGACTTCAATCCGTTATTTGGTGAGTTTTGGGGAGAATTGGAGTATTAAACATTCAATTCTTTTTTCATTCCTAAAAAGTTAAAGACGAGTATTAACGGAAGTTCACAAACGGCATTAAATTTGGTTAAGTCTTCTTGACACAACATCCAAATAAGTTGCTCCCAAGCCCATTTCTTTTGTTTCTTTTCCTCTTCAACCGCTTTTAAATCTTCGGCATCCATATTAGAGTCAAGTTCGAAATCGTCTTCATAGGATTCGGTCATTAAGTTTTTGTATTGGTCTATAATACCTTCCCGAAATTTAATGTATTCGGGTAGTAATCCGAAAACGTCCGTAATTGCAAAGTCTAAAAACCAATCTAACCTATCATTTGAATGATAATTATAAGATTCCAGTATTTCGTCACCCCATTCATTAACACGAACTCGACGATAAAGAATAGCAATAATATTAAGTAGCTTTTCAATGTAGTTATCGGAGAAATATGCTTCTAAACTAATGAACTCACCGAGTGTAATTTTATTAAATGGCTTTAGTTTATACTTACCAATAGACGTTTTGTAGTTTTTAGGCGGTTCATCGCGTATAAATTTAACTTCTAATAGCAGTTCTTCAAGTTCATCTAATGTAATGTTATCAAAATCTTCGGGATAGCAATCTAACAACGTGCAAAGCACATCAATTTGATAATTGAACATTCCATCTTCTTGCGATAGACTTCGTAATTCAATAAATGTTTCAATCGTTATTTGATTCCACGCTATCGGCAGCTTGTTTTTGAGCGTGGTTTGAGATTGTTGTTGTGACATAATTAAGATATGGGATTGCAATTTCAGCGGCTTGTGTTCTAAACAACTTTGATTTGTGTTTTAAATGCGCTGAATCGTAGTGTTCCGTATTGCTTAAATCCGTTCGTTTAAACATCAATGCCATAATATCCGAAACCGAATGCTTATTTTCTTTAACAATTATTTTCTCGATTAGCTTTGTGTCTTTTACGGATAGTTTCATTTCGGCTTTATAAGTAAATCCGTCTATTTCTATTTCTTCGATAGCGTCTTTAGCTTCATAATTATCCGTGTTAAACTCTTTAGTCTTTTCAACAAAGTAATTAAAGTCATCCCATTCGTCCTCTTCTATTCCTACAACTTCGAAAACTTTAATTTGCTTTTCGATGTTATCGAGTTCTTTGTTGTTGTGAATAGCTGAAATCTTTTCAAATTCTTCAACCGTAATTTCATTCATTTTGTTGGCTATTTGCCTTCCTAATACTTCAATCATAACTATAATTTTTGAACAAATATAAACAAAATCTAATATAGTGAGAATGACAAAGGATTTACCTATTTACAAAATCACGATTGACCCTGCTTATTCCGATGGCGAAGATTTAGGAATCGAACAAATAGCGTTTACATCAAATCCTGCTATTAAGGTTAAAGGAATGGCGTTTAATTCAGAGCGTTTAGTATTTTCAGATGACCTAAAATATCGGATTACAGCACCCGCTATGATTCCAATGGAGATTTATAGACGCGACGATGAAACGGGAGAATACTACGTGCAATTCACGGCGGAAACTATCGAGCAAATCCACGCTAAGTTTATGCAGGATTTAAAAAACCGAGACATTTTTAATTTAGAACACGACCAAGCTAAACAAGTTCCCGCATATATTCTTGAATCGTGGATAGTAGATAATCCAAAAGAAGATAAAGCATTTAGCACTTTTGGAATTGAAGTTCCTAAAGGTACTTTAATGATTACGGCGCAAGTAACCGATAAAGATTATTATTCCGAGTTAGTAAAAGAAGACCAAGTTGGGTTTTCTATTGAAGGGTTTTTAGGTCTTAAATTAAGTAATCAAATAAATAAATATAATATGAACAAATTACCAGATGGGGAACACCTAATCGAAGGTAAAATCTACGTTGTAAAAGGCGGTGAGATTATCGAGATTAAGGATGCACCTAAAGAAGAAGTGGCTATGGAAAGCGACACGGTAGTTGAAGAAGACGTTACGACTGAAACTGAGCCTATCGATGAGCAACCAGCACCCGAAGAACTTGAAGAAGTAAAAGAAGAGGTTAAAGAAGAAGTTAAAATGGCGGTTGACGTTGCTACGGATGCGGAAGCTGTTTTAGCTATCGTTGCTCCCGTACTTGAAGAGCAAGTTAATAATCTTCTTAAAATTATTGCTGACTTAAAATCTCAAATGGAAGAGATGTTAGCGGAAAAAGCTGAAGACGAAATCGAATTAAAGTCGGAAGTAAAAATGAGTATTGCTGAAAAATTCAGCGCATTAACTAAATTAAGTAATAACTAAAATCAAATAAAAACAAAAATGGAAAGAAAATTAAAATTCGACCTTGACATTGAAGCAAACGCGTTACTTTGTCCTAACCCTAACGAGTTCTATTCTCGTGCTTATTTAACAGCTGATGTTGCTGATACTTACCGCGCTTTGCCTGGTATTAAATCAAAAACTAAATTGGCTAATGTTGCTTTCGGTTCAATCCTTAAAGCATCTACGTGTAACTTCGAAGCGCCTACGGATACTTTGGACGCTATCGAGATTGACGTTTGTGCGTTTTCTGCAATGGCACAAATTTGTCAGTTCGACTTAGAGCAATCTTTTGTTGCTTTGCAAATGACACAAGGTTCTAACGGTGACTTTTCAGTGCCTTCATTTATGAACTACTATTGGGGAGAAATGGCTAAGCAAATCGAAGAGGACATCGAGTTAATCAGATGGCAAGGTGATACGGGAAGCGAAAACCCTCTTTTAGCTTTGTGTGATGGTTACTTAGTTAAATTGTGTGGTGATTCAGCTAACTTGGCTTACACTAATGGTGGTGCTATTGACTCTACAAACGTACTTGCTACTTTGAACTTAGTAGTTAATGGACTTCCTGCATCAGTTAGATTCAAGAAAACAGATTTAAGAATCCGTGTTTCTTCTAACGTTGCTGCTGCTTACGAACTTGCTGCTGCTGCTGGTAACACTTTGACTTATGTTACTGCTCCATTGCAATCTACTTACTTAGGAATTAAAGTTGTTGTTTGTGAGGGTATGCCTGACAACACAATCGTAGCTTCTTTGAAAGACGATTTAGTTTATGCATTCGACGCTGAAGGTGATTCTAAAGCATTGAAAGCGGTTAACTTAACTGACACCGTAGCTGAGCCATATATCCGTACTCGTGCGAATGTTAAAGCTGGTTTCTATTATACTAACCCATCTCAAATCGCTGTTTGGGCAGCTTGTTTTGATTAATTAGTAAGTTAATAAATAGGTTCGAGGGTGGTGCAATAAACGCCACCCTTTTTTGTAAAACATAAAAAAATATATAAAAATGTCGTGTGAAGCATTAGAAGGAATTGTAAAGTCGTGTGACAACAATTCAGGTGGTATCTACAAAGTGTGGATAAACCAACAAGAAGAAATTGATAGCGTAGATGTAAACCCAACATTGACGTGGACAATTGACCAAATTAACTTAGTAACGCCAACTAACTTTACTGAGTTTGAAATTAGAAGAAATACAGGTTCGTATACAGAAGACGCTGCTATAGACCTTGTAAATGGTTCTTCTTATTATACTAAAACAGTTACGTTGATGTTTCATCGTCGTGACCAATCTAAGTCACAAGCTATTAAAGTATTGGGTGCTGGTCAACAATATTTAGTTGTTATCGTTCAAGACGCTAACGGAAAATATTGGTACTTCCCTTATATGCAGTTAACAGCTGCGGGTGAGGGTTCGGGTACTGCTCGTGCGGATGGTAGTAAATATTCCGTTACTTTGACGTCTGAAGAGGAGTATTTATCTTATGAGGTTACAGAAGCTGCCGTTTTAGCGGTTATTTAATAGTATCTTCTCCAAGAAAATTAGCATCCTTCGGGGTGCTTTTTTTTTAAACAAAAAGACGAACTAATTTAATATAGTTGTGATATACATAAACAAAGACGAAGTAAATAATATAGTGTTGACGTTAAGCGAAGTTAGTACATTAACGAATCCTTATTATTTGTTCGTGTTTCAAAACGAAATGAATCCCGAATCCGACCCAATTTTATTCACTACTACCGATATTTCGGCATATCCAGAAAGATATAATCAATTCTTATTGGACGAACCCGTAGATGTTGAATTGGTAAAAGGTCAGTTTACATATTCGGTTTATGAATCATTAGTGCCACCAGTAACAATAGAAGATACGACGGGTCAAGTAATTGAAGAGGGGCGTATGGTTGTTTCGGGTGCGATTGTTAATTCAATATACGATTAATGGCGTGGTATAATTTTTTTAGTAAACAAAATGAAGCAACGTCTATCGAGGTTGTGGAAGGTTATCATAGTTTTAGCACACCTTTTGCTAAAGTTGGCGGTGCAAATCTCGCATTACCTTATGTAAATGGGCGTTATCAGGTTGCTGGTTACATTCCTTTCGGTCAGGATAACCTTTATCCAGAAATCCTTAACCAAATGTATTACACTTCGCCATTACACGGTGCAATTGTAGACTACAAAGTCAATGCGGTAATCGGTGGTGGGTTTACAATTCAAACTGAAAAGCTAACAAACGAAGAGAAATTAGAACTTTACGCATTCGAAAAGAAGATTAAACTTAAAAAAGTCGCTCATATTACTACAAAGCAACTTGTAATTCATAATAGGGTATACTTTAAATTGTGCTTTTCAGAGCGTGGAAAACTTACTAAGATTGAAAACCTTTCACCCGAGAAATTAAGACGCTCAGAGGACGGTAAAACCTACTTTATTTGCGACGATTGGGCATCGAGAATAGATGTTTTTGAAATAACACCTTATCATCCGTTAAGTAATGAGTACGAGCAGCTGTTTATTTATGAGTTGCCGTGTATTGGACAGGACTATTACCCATTACCGCAGTATTCAAGTGCGTTAAACTTTGCTTTTTTAAGTGGTGAACTTAGTTATTTAGCGAAATCAAACATTCAAAACGCGGTTTTCCCGTCTTTTGCTATGATGTTTCCTAAGCGTCCACAAAGCGAAGAAGAAAAAAACGTACTACGTAGAACTATTGACAAGCTTAAAGGAGCGGAAAACGCAGGTAAAGCGGTTGCATTCTTTGCTAACTCAGCGGAACAGATGCCAAAGATTGAAAGTTTACCAACAAATTCAAACGACAAGTTATTTCAAGAAGCTTCAGCGTTAAACACGGAACAAATTTGTTTTGCTCATACAATTGACCCTATATTAATGGGTGTACGAACTACGGGTTCTTTGGGTTCGGGTTCGGACATTAAACAAGCGTACGTTATATTTGAGAAAAACGTAGTTAAACCATTGCGTGAAATCGTACAGGATATTTTCAATGAATTATTACACATCGCAAAGGTAAAAGGTGAGTTAGTCATTAATAACTTTCAAATCATTAACGAGACTATCGTTGAGGTTGAAGAAAGCGCAAGTAAAACAAGCGATGCTTTAAACTCTTTAAGCCCTTTAGTTGCTACAAAAGTTTTGGGTTCTATGACTCCAAACGAAATTAGAGCGTTAGCATCGTTACCACCGATTGAAGGCGGTGATATTGTACCAAATAATAACCCCGAAACACCCGCAGTATAATGCTTTACTTTATAACTGAAAACTACCTAAAGACGAACACACCCATAACGGCAAATGTAGACGTTACGGATGTTACTCCATACATAGCAACCCAAGCGCAATTAAGAGTAATGCCTATCTTAGGAACTACTTTCTTTAATTATATGCTTGAAGTCTATAACGACCAAACGGCAACAAACGACGAAGCTACGCTAATTAAATTCATTCAGCCTATTGTGGCTTGGCGTTCTGCTGAAGATGCGGTTTTCGGATTGACCTATCAACTTAAAAACAAAGGACTTCAATTACAAAACGGTGATTATTCAAGCTCGGTAAGTCAACGAGAGGTTGCTTTTGGAATGGAACACTACGCACAAAAGGCTTCGTTCTTTGAACAACGACTAATTAAATACCTAATCAAAAACAAAAAGCTTTTCCCTGAATTTATTTCTGAAGAGAATAGAGATACGGATTTACGACCAATGATAGATTGTCACGGATGTACGGGATGCTGTCACGGAACTTGTAACTACGAAAACGGAAACGGATATAACAACCAAATTTTAATATTGTGATAGATTTAAACCAAATTTTTTCAGTAATTAAGAAGCAAGGAGCGACGGGAGTTTTAGCTATTTGGCTTTATTATACACATTCGGATGTACAGGATTTAAAACAACGACTTTATGACTGCTATGGTAAAGCTACTAATTCGGCTACAAAACAAGTGCCTAACGATAATAATTTTGCTATTGTACCAAAAGATGAACTAATCGAAGTTGAATGAATTACGACTGGCTAAAAGACGAAAAAGCACCACGCATATTAGTTCAAGCTGTTAAATATCTTGGAGTAAAAGAGATTGTAGGTAAAGAACACAATCCCATTATCTTAGGTTGGGCAAAAGAACTAAAGTTAGCGAGTGTTTATAACGCTGATGAAATAGCTTGGTGTGGTTTGTTTATTGCTTATTGTGCAAAGATGGCAGCGTTAGAAGTAGTAGATAAACCATTATGGGCTTTAAATTGGGCGAAATGGGGCTATGAACCTGCAGAACCAATGTTAGGTGACATTTTAACTTTCAAAAGAAATGGCGGTGGACACGTAGGAATATATGTAGGCGAAGACGATACACATTATCACGTGTTAGGAGGTAATCAGGGTAACTCAGTAAGTGTTTCACGAATAGCAAAGAGTAGATTATTTAAAGCACGAAGAACGATGTGGAAAATAGCACAACCAGCAAACGTAAGAAAGATTAAATTAGAACCAAAAGGAGTAATAACAACAAACGAACAATAAAATGGCAAAGAAAAAGAAAGTAGACGTAGAAATTCAAGTGAATGACGCGTCGTTAGAAATCCATAAGGATGAAACAATTAGCGAAGTGAAATTAGATACTAAGAACTTAGATATCGAAGTTACAAAAACGGGTGATAAAGTCGAGGTGAAAGTCGATGCACAGAAACCGATTTTAAATTTTGTTGGAAAAGTTTTAGGTAGATACTTGTCAAAGAAATTAAAATAGTATATTTGCAATGCTTTTTTCATAATTAATGGATTAATTGTTAACGGGAAACCCTTACTTCGGTAGGGGTTTTTTAGTTTATAGAATTAAGAATCAACATATACTCCTTTTGGGTATATATGTATAATTATTTAAATTTATAAGGGATACCCCCGTAAGCAATTATTGCTAATTCTTAATTCTTAGAAAAAATATTTTAAAATAAATGTAACCTATATTAAAAAGAATAAGTATATTTGTTCAACAATTAAACTTTTTAACTATGAAAAATTACTTTTTTGACTTGTTAGACCAAGTTACCCCACGAACAGAAGAGCATAAAGACGTTTTAAAGTGCTTTTTAGGCTTTTTCCCGCTACTTATCATTACTTTGGTAGGATTGTATTCACTTTTAATTTTAATGCGATGAGAACGAAGAAAAACACGAAGCCAACTTTATTAGAAATAATTAACTATTGGCACGACCAAAAAAAGAAGAATTTAGGTAAGTTTAATATGGAGCATTATATGAAGGTTTGTCACGCTAAAGCATACAATGTTCGATTCGATGAACACAATAATATGATTAGAATATGAAAACAGCAGTAGAATGGTTATTTGAGCAATTTGTAAAAAAAAGTTGTATTACTTTAAAGGATATTCAAATAGCCAAACAAATAGAGAAAGAGCAGATAATAAATGCTTGTAAACAATGTTCTTATAGTTATGAAGAAGCAGAACAATACTACAACGAAACCTTTAAATCAGAATAGAATGAAAGCAAGTGAATTAAGAATTGGAAATTATGTAAGAAGTAATGATGTAAATATGGCTTCTTATTTTACGGTTACAGCATCATTTTTAAAGCAAAATGAAAATGAAATGAGTTGGTTTATTGAAGAAA